CCTATCCCCTGTGTGCCTTGGCAGTCTCAGCCTCTCTATGGGCAGTCGGTGATCGAGCTCATAAAGATGAGATTCGATTCGAACGGGCATGCCCATGAGCACCTCCAAAAGAGTATTTGCTACAAAAGTAGCGAGATTGTAGGAGGTTTCCAAAGGCGTGGCAAGTCAAGGCGGCGCGTGCTTAGACCGTGGGCAATAGCCCCTCAAACCAGCGCCAGAGCGATGCGAGCCTGACCAAGCCGGGAAGCACCCGGTGGCTTTTGAGATAAAGCCGACTTTTGCATCCTGGCCAGCACATCGTCGAAGGTGGCAATGCCGTCCACCATCTTGGCGGCAAGGGCCGCATCGGCGCCCAGCACCCTGCCCTCGCCCATGCCGTCACGCACATCGGCAACCGAGACGCCTCGGCCCTTGGCCACGGCTTTGATGAAGGCGTTGTAGTAATCGTCCACGCGGGACTGCATGAAGGCCTGTGCCTCAGGATCCAGCGGCACATACGGGTTGCCCTCGACCTTGAATTTGCCTGCCGAGATTAGGGTGGGTTTAACCCCCTCCTCTTCCAGCGCCTTCGAGTAATCAAAGTGGGCCTGCCAGACACCGATGGAGCCGACCTCGCCACCCGGGGTGACGTAGAACTCACTGGCCGAGCAGCCGATCCAGTAGGCGGCCGAGGCGGCCAGGCTGTTGGCTACGGCCACCACGGGCTTTTGGGCGCGGGCTTTGACAATCTCTGCGGCCAGCTCGGCCACGCCGTAGACGCTGCCGCCGGGGCTGTCAATGTCAATCAGGATCTGGCCCACGGTATCGTCCGCCAAGACCTGGCGCAAAGCGCTCGTGAATTTCTGGGTGCTGGTGCTGCCCGGCCCCGAGATGTCATCGACCATGTTGCCGCGCTGCGTGACCACCCCATACAGGGGCAGGACCGCGATGCCAGCTCCGGCATTGGAAGCAGCACGATCTGAGGCGAACTGTTTGCGCGTGTCACGCAAGACCCGGTCCGCATTGATCTGAAACATGGTCTCTTCGCTCGGGGGCTCATCCGAGGACCAGCGGGTGAGCACGGCAGTCATGGCCTGCAGGCGCTCAGGCATGAGCGCCCAGGGCGTGGTCAGAAATTCGGAGACAAGAAGGTGTTTGTTCATGTGGAGTTTCCAAGTTGGATCAGTGCCTTGAGCAGCACTGGTTCATCGGTAGAGGGTTGAGATAGCGCCCAGGTGCGCACCTCGGGTTCTTGCAAGCCCAGGGCTTGGGCGATCAGGGCGATTTCCTGAGCGTCCAGACTGCCCTTCTTGCTGATGCGCCGGGCCAGGCGCTGGGCGTTGGATTCAATGAGATTGCGCAGTCTGAGGTCTTGATCCTGACGCTGACGGATTCCGACGGAAGTGGTTTCGTCAGATGCGTCAGATTCGTCAGTGCTCTGGTTTTGAGCTTCCTGCGCTTCGGCGTCTTCCTCTTCGACCATGTTCAGCGGCCGAAGCGGCTGGTCGAGCCCTTTGAGCGGGTTGAGGTTCTCGGCGATGCGGGCCTCGTTGCGGGTAAGCCAGCCGTTCTGGATGCCGCTCTGGTAATACGCCGAGCGGCTGGCTGCATCCCCTCGCATCAGGTTGGCGAAGTCGAATTCGATTTCGAGCTCATCGCCGTCCAGCATCAGGTCCGCTTCGATCGAAGCCTCCCAGCGCTCGGCCCACGGCGTCATAGTGTGCATGACAAACTCCAGGCTCTGCTGCTCGATGTTCGAGAACGTCGCCCGATCCAGGTCCGCGATCATGTGTGGAGGCACCCGAAACAGGCGGGCGATGTCCGTGATCTGAAACTTGCGTAGCTCCAGAAACTGGGCGTCCTTGTTGGTCACGCCCACCTCGTGAAACTTCATGCCGTTTTCCAGCACCAGCACCTTGCCCCGGTTTGCACCGGACTGGGCAGCCTGGTAGGACTCCCTGAACACCCGCTTGGCCTCGGCATCCTTGAAGTTGCCCGGGAACTCGATCCAGCCCCCTGTGGGTTTGGCATCGTTGTTGAAGAACCGGGCGCCATAGTCCTGCGCGGCCAATGCCATGCCAAGGCTCTCACGGGAAAGCTCAATAGGACTCAGGCCCAGCAAGCCGTCCGAGGACAGGCCCCGCAGGTGCCAGACCTCGCCTCGGGGCAGGACCAGCTCGTGACCCGTCTGGTTCTGAATCCGGTATCGATAGTCCCCTTCAGCGAGCAGCTCCATGCGCACCCGGTCCGGATGAATTGGGATCAGCTCGGTGATCTCGCCCCGGCCGTTGGCCAGAATCTGGCAGAAGGCATTCCCACGCAGGGCCAGGTGCCCCTGCAGCATCTCGCGCCACTCGAACGGGTTCTGGTACCGATTGGGCTTCTTGCCCAGCAACCGGTAGAGCCAGTGGTCCGTCACCCGGTCCTTGCCGCCATCTGCTCGAGCGCGGTAGACCACCAGTGGCAGCGAGGCCATGGTCTCAGACAGGATGCGCACGCAGGCATAGACGGCTGCCAAGCGCATGGCCGAATCGGCCGAGACGCGCATGCCCGAGACGCTGCGCACCGATACAGGCTCAAAAAAGAAATCGCCCCATGGGGAGCGATCACTTGTGGAAGCTTTGAATCGGTCAAAGAGGTTGAAGATTCCCATCGGTAGTGTCAGAAAACGCGCCTGCCGTCTCGTTAGAGCAGCATCAGCTCGTAGTCGGATCCCAGCACCACCGAGTCCCCCGGCTTGATCGCCCTTGAGAGGGCCATGATCAGTGCAACGATGCCGTCTATCTTGTTTTCTGCTCGCTCCTTGCGTGGGTAAATGTTGTCTTTGACGTCCGTGTGAGCCACCACGTTGCTGGCCATCCAGGCCAATACCGGGTCGCCGTCATGGACGAGCTTCTTTTGCAGGACCAGGGCTTCAAGCGTCTTCATCGGTTCGCTGAAGTTCAGCACCGTGGGACGCACCTCGATCATGGGCAGGCCCTCGGAGAGCATCCGGGTGGACAGCTGTGTGGCCTGAAACGGATCGAAGGCCACGGCCTCCACCGAGAAGCGGGACGCGATGTCCAGCAGATCAGCCTCGATCCAACTGAAGTCGATCACGTTGCCCGGTGTCACTGACAGGCGTCCGGTATGGGCCCAGCCCTCGTACTGGCTGTTGCCAGCAGCCTGAACTGTGTCCTCTGGTAGGTAGTACTTGCCAAACACGGCATATGCGTCGGGTATGTCGGGATGCTGAAACACCATGACGAGCGCCGCAATGTCCGTCTTGCTGGCCAGGTCCAGGCCCACCCAGCAGGGCTGACCCAGGAACTGGTCCAGCTCCAGATCGGGGTTGGTGCCCGCGTCCCAGGCCCGCATGTCCATCCAGGCCTTGTCCGCACTCACCCACTCGTTGAGGTGCTTGGTCTTGAAGTTGTTGACCGCGCTGGGCAACTGCATGGCCTTGGCCTGCAGGGGCACCAGGATCTCCTCGCGCACCGAGATGCCCCAGTTGGGGTTGGCCTTGATGAGGGAGTCCTTGATTGTCCAGTCGTCCCCTTCATCGAGGCCGTAAATGATCCCGAACTGAGAGTCATCCTCGAACACCCGGTTCAGGAGCTTGGTGACAAAGCTCCTGACCTCGTAGCAAATTCCTGAGCGGTTGCTGCCAGCGGTAGTGATCACCCACAGCAGCGAGTTGTCCCGCTTGCCGGTACCGGTCTCCACCACGTCATAGACCGTTCGGGTCTTGTGGGCGTGCAGCTCGTCAATACAACCGAAGTGGATGTTCAGGCCGTCCAGCGTCGAGCCCTCAGCCGAGAGCGCTTCGAACTTGGAGCCCGTCTGCAGCACATGCATGTTGTGCGCCCCGACGTTCACCGCAAACCGGTTCCGAAATCCCGGGCTCAGGCGCGCCATGGTCTGAGCATCGCCAAAGACGATGCGGGCCTGATCGCGGGTTGTGGCCAGCGAGTACACCTCAGCGCCGCCCTCTCGGTCGGCCGCGAGCATGTACAGACCCACCGCCGATGACAGCGTGGATTTGGCATTGCCCCGTGGCACCTCGATGTACGACCGCCTGAAACGGCGCTTGCCGTCCGATTTGACCCATCCGAATACCGTGGACAGGATGAACACCTGCCATGGCTCCAGAACAATCATCTGACTGGCCAGTGGCCCTTTGACGTGAGGCAGGCGCTCAATGAAAGCGCACAAGTTGTCGGCTGGTCTGTAAGGCCTGCCGTACCGGTCAAGCAGCTCCGGGTTGAACTGGTAGATGCTGCTCTTGCGTTTGAAGCGGATCAGGTCATCAAGTTGACGCTTACAGGCCTTCTGAACCCACTCACAGGTCAGGATCTCTCCCGATACGACGCGCTGTGCATATTGTTTGGCGCTCGCAGCGTATGTGCTCATCGGTTCTACCCAACAATGTCCTCCCAGAGATCGAGCTCTTCGCCCGGTCGCTCGTTTGGAATGGAGATGCGCGAACGCGATGCAGGCGTGAACCCCATCTCGATCGCAGCCTTGGTCATGATCTGGGCCTGCTTGTTGGCAATGGCCAGGTACGGCGACTGCATGGGCACACCGCTGTGGGGCGCCTTCACCAAGAGCCCCGTTTTGCCAATGCCCGCCTGGGCCTGTCGGTACAGGTCTGCCGCGCAGGCCCAGATTTCCAGCACGGACATGTCCAGCTTGCGAATCAGGGTAGGCGGTGCACATTCAAGCGCGTAGCGCCAGGCAGCCTTGGCACCCTCAGGCATGTAGTCCGGAGGCTCGACCAGCAAGCCCTCTGGGATGGGCTCGTGGTAGTTGGTCCGGCATGGCTGCAAGGTCCCCTTGATCTGCTTGACTTGAGTCGGCAGTGGCTTGCGTCCGCCCATAAATCACCCGCTTGGTTTGATGTTCATTTGATGCTCGGCCTTTGCTGCGCAGAGTCTTGGGAAAAGGGGGATACCCCCCCTTGTTCAATTTGCACGCACAAAAATTTGCGCAAGCCCACGCATCTTGGGTGCCAGTCTGTAGAGATTCAGACCCCCTACCCCCTCAGGACGGAGCCTGGTTGCGCAGGGATGCCGTCTCTGAGGCGGTCTTGGCGTTGTGACAGGGCACGCACAGGCTTTGCAGGTTCGCTCGCTCAAAGCGCTCACCGCCAAGCTTCACCGGAACGATGTGATCGACCACCTTGGCTGGCTGGAGCACGCCCTTGGCCTGGCACCTGCAGCAAAGCGGGTTATCCCGTAACACCGCTGCACGTGTGTTGCGCCACCTGGCCGATTGATAGAAGCCCAGTTCGGTGTCAAACCCACGCCGCGCACGCCCGTACTCACGGTGCACTTGGGGCTGGTGATGGGTGCAGTAGCCGGGCAAGTTCAGCACCTGCGCGCAACCCGGATATCTGCATGGAGTGGGCGCACTTCGCGGCATCTCAATCGGCTTTCAAGGAATAAGCGACAGCTCGAAAAATTGACTTGGCTTCATCTTGATTCAGAGCGTCAATGCTCCACATCGAATCAACCACAAGGAGAAGCCAATGAAATCAAAACCACCACTGGACAAACTGTTTGAACAGATTGCCAACGAACACCTGTACATCGAAACGCTGGAGACCCAACACAGGGACCGACTGGACTTTCATGAAGTCGCGGTCTGGGGCGTCAAGTGCGCGCTGGCCGCTGCCTACGCCGCAGGACTTGCAGAAGCAAAAAAATTACAAGCATCGAAAGTCAAACAATGAAACTCACAGACACCCAGCGCAGCTTGCTACAGGCCGCTGCCATGCATCCCGATAAAAAACTGGCCAACTTCCCGGCAAACCTCAGAGGTGGCGCACTGGCCAAGGTGATCAACGCATTGCTCAATGCAAAGATGATCGAGAGCAGCAATCACAGCCCCGATGTGTTTCAGATCACGACCGATGGCATGCAGGCGATTGGAGCCACTTCTCAAGCCAAACCAGCAACACGCGAAGGCACCAAGCAGGCGGTTTTGATTGAACTGCTCAAACGCCCAGAAGGCGCCACGCTCGCCCAGATGACCGAGGCCACGGGCTGGCAGGTCCACACCGTGCGCGGCGCAATGGCAGGCGCCCTCAAGAAGAAGCTGGGCCTGGATATAACCTCAGAAAAGCAGATTGGCACAGACCGCGTCTACCGCATCACCAACCCAACCGTTTAAGGCTCACATGAAGACCATGACCATCACGATCGAACGCAAACCCATGACCATCCACTTCGATGGCAAAGACATGGAAGTTGAAGAACTGAGCATCCGCCTCCCCTTTGGACGCAAGCCCGCAACCATGAGCGAAATCGCGGGCAGCGAGGACTGCAACGTCTACATCACTGAGACCCGCGAGATGGAGCCTGCAGAGTTCGACAACTTCGCTAAGAACCTGCTCAAGTCTCGCGACTGGCTAAAGGGAAAAGGCGGCTATTACGGTGATGGCAGGCTGTGTGTGGAAGTACACGCACCCGGTCGTCCTTACCTTTTTATCGACCCATCTGGATCGGATTACGGTCGGTATGTGGCACGCATTGGCTGATCAGTCGCAGACAAGCAACACATCAAGAAGATTGGATGAACCGCTTTACTTCTCAGCGATGTAGAGCGTTCATAGAGCCATCGCAACAAAGGCACCTCAATGAACAGCAACACAACACCGACCACGCAAAACGAAGCCTGGGGCTTTTGGGGAACGATGGGTGGTCACGCCTGCGTGGCCTGGCCAATCGCCATGACCAAAATCGCAGACGTCACAGGCGAACCCCTTGAATCGGTTCGCTTCTTCCTGGACAGCAAGCAAGGCAGACACTTTGCCGACGCGGTGCAGGACGGCCTGGCAAGCCATCTCACGATGGAGGCTGCCGTTGCCCAGGCCATCGCTAAGTGGATGGACTGGAAGATCGGCCGCATCACCTCAAGGGAGACCGGTATCCCCAGGGGCTTGCCCTACCTGACCGGCTTTGTCATCCAAGCCCAGATCATCGAAGACGCCCAGACCGCATAAGGAGAATTTCATGGCAGCCATCCACACCACCTCGCAGACCGAAAGCAACTACGACCGCCTCATCGCCGAACTGACCGTCCTCACCCGCAAATACGGGGTGGCCATCCAGTCGGTCGGTGGCGTGTACCTGGCTGACGAGCACGGCGAGTTTGACAAGCTCACCTACAACGCCGACATCACGAGTGGCGACCTGTACCCGAATTTCTCGGGCAACTGAGATCAGGCACTAGCCACCGCAGGTGGCATCCTGCCCCTGTGCAATAGCGGCACTGATGGCCAGCTCGCCGAATTTCACGCCATCGTCCTCACGCACCGCCTGCTGACCGGTGTAGTCCTCCCAGCGTTTGATGATCACATCCACGAACTTCGGGTCCAGCTCGATGAGGCGTGCCTGACGCCCGGTCTTTTCACTCGCGATCAGGGTGGTGCCCGAACCGCCGAACAGATCCAGAACGATGTCCCGGCTCTTCGATGAATTCTTGATGGCCCGCTCGACCAGCTCGACCGGCTTCATGGTCGGATGCAGGTCGTTGACCCGGGGCTTGTTGTAGTTCCAGATGTCTGACTGGTCCCGGTCGCCGCACCAGAAGTGGTCCGTGCCCTGTTTCCAGCCATACAGGATGGGCTCGTACTGGCGCTGGTAATCCGCGCGCCCAAGCGTGAAAGTGTTCTTGGCCCAGATGATGAACGTGGACCACTTACCCCCTGCCTTGATCCAGGCCTTTTGCAGGGTGTGCAGCTCGGACGAGCTCATGCACACGTAGCAGGCACCCTTGGTGACCAAGAGCAGGTTCAGACAGGAGTCGTAGAGGAACTGGAAGAACCCCTCACCCAGATCGTCATTCATGATGCGCCGGTCTTTGCCGCGCATCTTGTCCTTGGCGCTGTTGCCGTAGTCCACGTTGTAGGGTGGATCGGTGAAGGCCATATCGGCCAGTTGGCCACCCATGAGGCGCTCCACATCCGACAGGATCGTTGAGTCGCCACAAAGGAGGCGGTGGTTGCCGAGAATCCACAAGTCCCCAGGTCTGGAAACAGGATCTACTGGTGCTTCTGGGATTGCATCATCCTCAGTCAAACCACCGCCTGACTCGTCGCCGTTGAGCAGCTCTTCGAGCTCCTTGTCGGTGAAACCCATCAGGTCCAGATCGAAGTCGGCCGCTTTGAGCTCGGCCAACTCGAGTTTCAAGAGCTCGTCATCCCAGCCAGCGTTCTCGGCCAACCGGTTGTCGGCCAGGATGTAGGCCTTCTTCTGCTCGGGTGTCAGGTGCCCCAGCTCAATGACCGGCACCTCCTTGATACCGAGCTTGCGCGCAGCCATCAAGCGACCGTGGCCAGCAATCAGGCCCTTGGCACCGTCCGTGAGGATCGGGTTGGTCCAACCGAACTCGGTGATCGAGGCCGCGATCTGGGCCACTTGGGCATCGCTGTGGGTTCGGGCATTGCGTGCGTAGGGGACGAGCACGTCCACTGGGACCATTCGGATCTCAGGATGATTCATGGGGGTGACCGGTAAAATCGACCGCAAAACGAGAATGTTCTGCAGTGCAAATCAAAGTAGTTCGCGGGGTTCTTGCCCGCAAAAGCCCGACTGAGGCCACAGCATCCGGAGCGGGCTTTACGCCGCTGGTTGCGGGAACCTACGAAGTGGGATCAGAAGTTCATGGACGCCTTGAGGTTTTCCGGGAGGGAAAGCCGACCGTGTACATGCCGCTTGAAAAGCTGGTGGAGTACCAGGAGTCTGGAGAAATCGAAGTTCATCGATAGGGGTCTGACATCGTCAGAAGACGTCGATGTCATCGACTGTCTTTGACTATTCCTCGACTGTTTCGGGGAAGTTTCGAGGTGTCATCGACTGTGTGTGACTGTCATCACTGTCTCTGCACTCGTTTGTCCACCGTAGATGAAAATGTAGCTGCAAATCGCCGAAATGTTGCAGCGTGTTTTGGCCCTAAAAACCGCGCATTCACTACCGAGTTTGAATTGCGCCGCGCATGCACGCCAAAACACGCTAATTTCCCACCTGGTTGGAGCGCCTCACGGTTTGGCTGGCTCCCCCCTCTTGTTGAGCAGATCGGCCACCACCTGCATGTCCCGCTTCCAGCGTCTCCATGCCGTGGTGCGATCACAGGCAAAGCGCTTGCTGATCTCCACCCAGTCAAAGCGCTTGGCCCGCATCCACACAAGATGCCGCTCATCGAGCTCAAGCATCTGCACCCATCGCATGACTTCGAGCATTCGCTCCACATCCTGAGGGGACGGGGGCGGCAATCGGTACACCTTGTGCGGATCCGGGTAGGCATCGCTTGGCAGGATCACGATGGGCCAGGTGCTGGCGTAGCCCTGCACCATCACGCGTGGCAGGCGCCTGGCCGTTCTAGCCGCATCGACAAATCGGTCTGCCACCGTTTCGACTGTCCAGACTTCAACCATGGCCACCTCCCCTGGTCTGCACAGGGTGCTGGCCGTAAAGTCGCTCGCCAATGGAACGGATGAGCTGGCGCTCCAGGAAGTCAAGCCGCTCGTCTTCTTCCGAGACGACCAGGATGTGCTGCTCGCGCCACCCTTGGCGCTTGGCCGCCTCGACGTCCATGGGTGTGGCCTGCATGCGCCCAAGGGGCGATGGGTAACGTGCTGGAGGGATCTTCATACCTGCCCTCCAGACGAAATATTCCGATGCGCCGCTGGAAAGTCAAAAGCGGACTTGTCCGGTTTTGACAATGTGACCGACGCTCTTGACGGTGGATAACACTCCACCTCTTTATGCGCGTCTACGCGCCCGCGTAAAGAACCAATGTAATGACCCGTCAGTAGCGTCGGAATGCTGGTTTCTGAATTCTTTTTCATTGAATTTGTCTCTCAATCATCGTTGTAGGGATAGGACCTGGAAGGCAAGGCAGTGGGTTGCTTGAGGTCGATGCCCTGGTAGCCACGCACTCCCATGGTGTTGCGCCACTTGTCCAAACGTCTGGCCAGCAAGGCATCTGAAAACCGGCGCTGTGTGCCCGTGTATTCGCCACTGAGCTCGGACCATTGCTTCCAGTCGTTGAAAAGCGTGGCTGTCAGTGCCTTGAGGCTGGGCCCCAGGTTGCAGCGTTCGGCAATCCACCGGCCCATGGCGTCCTCGGCCTCGAAGTACTCCTCGGTTGCGGCCATCACGGACTGGGGCTGTTTGAGACCCTGGCTCTGCCAGAGCAGGCATCCCTGCACGGCCCAGGCCAGAATCCCGTCCCGTTCAGCCAGCAGCTTTTCGGTGAGCAAGGGATCGCGCTTTTCCGGAGGGACCGTGATCGTGAAAGGGATCAGGTGCATGCGGCGGCGCATGGCCTCGTCGATGTTGCGGATCGCGGGCTTGTGGTTGCCAGCAATCAGGAGCTTGAACTGCGGTCTGTAGGTGAAAAAGTCCTGGTGCATCAGGCGGGCCGTGATGTCGTCACCACCCGTGATCGCCTTGATCTTGGATTCGTTCCAGCGCCTGCCCTGCTCTGTCTCGGTGGCCGAGACAAAGCGTGCACCTCGAAGGCCTGCCAGATCGGTGGGATGCCGGTCCGAGCGCGACTCCATGAAAGTGTCCATCGGGGCGTTGGCCGCGTAGTCGCCCAGCACCGTGGAGATCACGTTCACGAACACCGACTTGCCGTTGGCCCCCGTGCCGTACAGGAAGAACAAAGCGTGGGTGCTGATGTCCCCGGTCAGGCAGTAGCCCACCACACGCTGCAGGTAAACCTGTAGCTCCTCATCTCCACCTGTCACGTTCACCAGAAAGTTGCGCCAGACCGGACACTCGCCTTGCGGCGTGGCCGTGGTCACCTTGGTCATGCGCCGTCCACGGTCATGGGGGCCACGGGCGCCCGTGCGCAGATCAACGATGCCACCCGGGGTGTTGAGCAGCCATGCATGGGCATCCCACTCCTCGACCGTGGCGCTGTGGCGCACATCGGAACGGGCAAGCCGCTCGATCGCAGAGACTGTTCCAGCGCTGGCGAGGCGCCCCTTGAGTTTGGAACCATCGGCGTGGATTGATGCCATCCGGCACATCAGGCGCGAGAGGTACATCACGTACAGGGACTTGTCGACGTTCCAGCGAACACCGTTCCACACGAGCCACTTGCCCCAGGGCGCGCAGTAGCGCCAGTCCTCGGCGAACTGATGGGAAAAGGCCATGGCCAGCCCATCCTCGTTGGTGTAGTCGATGCCATCGACCAGCTGCAAGGGGGCAAGGACATCGGTCTGCTGCACCACCGGGACACGCTCGCCCACGGCCAGAAACCCAGCGATGTCAAAGCCATCGAGCACCGCATCGGCCGCATCCCAGCCTTCGGGCTTTTCTGCCGGTGGCTGCAGGATCACGCACGACCGGGCTCCCGCCTGCAAGATGGCCTGCGATGCCTGGTCGGCGTAGTGCCAGCCGGGCTTGTCCCGATCTGGCCAGATGAGGACGTGCTTGCCCGACAGTGGAGACCAGTCCGTCTTGGCTACCGGGGCATTGGCACCATGCATGGCCGTGGTGGCACACACACCCAGGTCGATCAGGGCCTGCGCGCACTTTTCGCCCTCGACCACCACGACCTGCTCGGCCTTGAGCATGCCCGGCTGGTTGTACAGCGGACGAGGCTCGGGCGGGGTCATCTTTCGGCGACGCACATCCCAGGGCCTGAACTCCTTGCGGCCGGGCTCGGGGTCGTAGCGGTACACGACGGCAATCAGTTTGCCACTTGCATCCTGGTAGTCCCACTTGGCCGTTGCGGGACCGAGCTCATCCGCGGCCGGTGGCTTGGCCTTGCTTTCAGAGACGGCGCTGGCTGGCATGGTCGAAACACGACCGAGCCAGCTTCTGGCCCGTTCGAGCACCTGCGGGAACTGGGCCTGCACATCGAGGTTGTAGTAACGGGCGATGAGGTCCAGGATGTCTCCGCCCTCATCCGTGGCACGGTCTGTCCACAGGCCCGCCTTGGGTCCAGAAAGCAGCAACTCCAGGCTATCGCCCGGGCCACCCATCACGTCACCCACCAGGTATTTGTTCTGGCGGCGCTTGCCTGAGGGCCAGATGTCCAGAGCCAGCAGGGGCAACTGGTCATTCAGGGCCGCGCGGATTTCATCTTTTTCTCGGGCAGCAGTTGCACCGTCCTCTGGCGCCTTGCGCGCTTTGCCTCCAGGTGCATCGTTGAAATCAAGCATGCGCACCCCCTACTGGAGCGTTTGCTGGATTCGCCGCTAGCGCCGCCTGCTCGGCGGCATACCGGACCTGCCACTTGTGCAGCTCCCGCAGGCGATAACGCACCAGGCGGCTGATGGAGTAGTACGGGATACCGAGGGCCGCTCGTTTACGGGCGTCGAGAAAGTAATACAGCGGCAGGTTCAGTGCTGTCGATGCCTGCTCGGCTGTCACGAATGGTTCATCCGTGGTGTCACCGGCTGCAGATGGCGACTGCAGTGCTGCGGAAATCTTTGAATTGGTGTTGTTCATGAAAACAGTCGTCCCTGCAGGTGGCGTGAGCCACCCGCATTGGTTGAAGAAATTGGATCCGGGAGGTGTCCCGGTGGATCAGGACACTCAGCCCGTGGGCGATGTGTCCAGTTGCATGCGAACGGGCGGGTACTTGCTGCGTTCGTGCTCTTGCACCATGACTTCGACATAGGTCGTGACCACTGCATTGATCAGCCGCAGGGCCTCTTGCTGGGTGTAGCTCGACAGCGGTCGATCCATGCCGATCTCGCTGGCGGCCTCGCCCAGCGGCTTGAGGCACTGCTGCATGGCGGCCAGTTCGGCTTCCGATGGATCAATCACGCCAGCTCCTGTTGGCAAGACGACCTCGCGCTCTAGGCAGCGCACACCGGCTGCGTAGAGCCGGTGAAAACAGGCCTGGCAGCGCTGTGAGCAAAAGATCCAGTCGATGGGATACCGCTTGGGGTGCCCCACCTTGAAGCGAAGATCCACATGGCCGAAGCCCCTGGCTTGACGGGAGCACACCCAGCATTTCATGCACAGCCGCCATCACTGCGCCCAAGCAGGCCGAGCCTGCGCGTTGCCAGGACGTGGGGAGTAGCTGGCCCCAGGCTGGGTGCTGGAGCCGCTGATGCGGGAACTGCCGCTGCCGGGGCCCCACCGGAGCCGTGGCCCCCACCAGAGCCCCCGCCCATGCCACCCTCGCGTTGCAGCTTGGCCTGCATCAGCTCTGCATATTCCTTGTGATCGGGCTCGATCACCAATCGGATGATGTTGCGGTACTCGCCCTGCCCGTCTTTTTCAATGCTGATCCGAGCCGCGAATTCGGCACCGTCAAGGTCACCGAAGCTGCGGATCTGACGGGCACGCTGCGCCTCTGGGGAGCCATCATCGGGGTGGATGTTTCGCGAGCTGTTGAGCACAGCCTTGATGAAGCTGCGGCCCATCTGCGCCCAGGTCGGCCCTTTGTTGGAGTGCAGACCCACATTGCTCCAGATCTTGCGTTTAGCAAATGGCCCGGTGAGCAGCACGAACTCGCAGGACAGGAACACGGCACCGGTTTCATCAGATGCAGTGGCATAGCCGCCCGTCCAGCCCCTGCTGGCGTCGTCATAGCCGCCAGGTTTGATGACCATGCGCACCAGGGCCTGGGTGCCTTTGGGAATCAGGTTGAACTCGCCTTGCTGGGATCACCGACTGCCCATAGAGAGGCTGAGACTGCCAAGGCACACAGGGGATAGG